CCTCAAAGCGAGCGCGTGATAAGTCCCGTAAAGTTTTGATTGAACCAGAATCAATGTCCAATGTAGGCTGCATGATAGCCATTTCTTTGCGGCTATTGTCCGGCATAGTCATAACTACGTTGCGTGGAGCGTCGTACACTTCACGAGCCATCGAGGCAAACACCTCTGCGTCTCGGCGGATGGAATATTTCCGATGGTCTTGGTAGACAAACGATTGCTGGTCAAACTGTGCAACAAGCGTGTTTAGAGCCTTGCCTGACAAATCAGGGTCGGAGATGTTATTAGGAATGCCCGGATTCGCTACATCCTCAACAGCCATTCGCATTTCTTGCATCAACTGAGTTAAGCCGGTTGGGATTGGCTGTTCAGGTGTAACGCCTAATGGCCCGAACGGAAGCTGATTTCCTGCTGCGTCATACATATTCTGCATAAGGAACGGGTACTGACTATCAGAACCGTTTGCCTCATACATGTGCTCAAAGCCTTGGATTTGCTCAGGAGCATAAATAGGCTGAATGCGCGGGCTGCGAGAAACAATATCCGCCATGTAAGACATCGCAAAGTCTCGCAACAACTGCGGGTCTTTTGCTGCTTTTACTATGCCTTCGTAATGCTCGTTGCCTTGGATGTAGGCGCGCTCCCCGAATTGAGGAATGACAGGGATATGTTCGCCAACAATTCGGTCGGGACCTTTCAGGATTCCGTTTCCGTCAAGGATGTACTTATCAACAACGTAGCGTTCAATCTGTTTTGAGCCTGCATGCTCATAACCACCAGCCTTGAATTCGGCAATCATTTCTTCTTCGGTGTCATCCTCTTCCTGCTCGTATGCTTGTTCGGCGCCAAGAATGTCGCGGAAGAAATGAATTTTTACCTTCTTCTTGTGACGATGATAAAACTCACCGATATACACAACATCAACGCCACCACCAGCTAACGCCCAAGGGAACGTCCAACCGTTTTCAGGATACATAAACGTGCTAACGATTTTATCTTCGTTCTCAACTTCTTCGCCTGTCAATTCCTCGTAATACTGAGCGTAGCCGCGGCGAGACATTGGCACGAGAATCAAACAGCGGTTAGCGTCAGATTTGTCAATCATTCGCGCGTTGCTGTCAAAGAAAACCGTGTTGTTAAATTCGTAGATTGGCTCTCGGCAGATTACTTGGTGGTTATTCCCCATAGAGTCTGATTCGTACATCGTGTACAAGCGCCAGCCGCCCAGACCCGCTACAACCTGTTCGACCGATGCGTTATCGAATGCTTCTGCTGATGCGTTTTTGCGGCAAGATGAGCGGTAGATGCCATCCATAATGTCTGCATCTTCATCGCTTGTGCCGTCTAATGGCTCAAAATCCGCCTGCACAGGGCTTGCTCGCATATCCGACATAATGTCACGCATAGCCTTACGTAACAGGTCAAATTCGCCACGGTAAAGCAGCTGATTTCCTGACAGAATTGCATCATCCCAATGCGTAATCCAGAAGAATGACAGGTCGGCAGCAGCTCTCTCGCGTGTGATTTTGTTGTAATCGTAGTCAATGCTGCACCACGTTTTGATTTGGTCGTAATCTAATTTCTTTTTCATCGCCGCCCCATGGTTTGCAATGGTCGTGGAATATATTTAGGCATGTTCATATTTTGCACCATAACAGCCTGATTAGCAAAACTCATCATCAAAGCGTCCGCCATGTTAGGCGATGGGATTTTGATGGCTTTCATCTCGATTTTGCTCATTATCTGGATATAACCGTTATTGTTGTTTTTCAGTGGCACGCGGCAGACTTCAGACCTCAGCTTGTCCATGTTTTCGACACCTTCCGAGCATAGGCTAATCATCATGTCGGGGTCGGTATATTCGCCATGAACAACCGCTCTATACGTGGCGTAAAATCTATCACGCAAAGACCAATAGTATTGAGCGCGTTTGTCTTTGTTGGTCTTGGCGTTGCGAACCTGCACGCCTTTGTTGTCGAATGAGTAGATTGCATCAGGATTATCGGCTTGTTCTGAACCCTTGAACATTTGAAGGATTGTCTTTTTTCCTGCTGATAGATTTGTAATGTGGTTTCGCAGTGTAGCGCCTAATCCATCACCGTCCCACACAAAGTAATCCGCGTTATCTGCAAAACAATAACCTAGAGCGTCGGCGCATCCATCGTATGCGTCTTTGTGCAATATCTCTTTGACCTCTCTAACCACTGAGCCTTGCCGCAATGCGTAACCTTTGGCATCATCGCCTTGGTCTGATGGGTCATGCGCAGCAACAATCGCGCCTCTTGGCGCAAAGTTTAGTTTCTTGTGCGCATCAATCGCAGCATTGAACCACTCAGCAGGTATTAGCGCGTTGTCAACGTGGTCATTAAATCCGCCTAACCAGATGTGTTTGTAGCTGGCGTAAGGTAAATTCTCTTCGTCGTACTTTCTTTCAGCTTCTAGCCCTGAATCCTCAAACCATGGATTGTCGTAGTAGTTGACCATGATGATGGTATGCAGGTCATCCTCATAGAATCCATCGCGCTCTAAATGCTCCAGAAATGGCACAATAAACCGCTGACTGAACGGGTCAGCTGACGATGCAGGGTTAGCTAGAAACACAATCTGGACGTTTTTGAGTGCGTCCTCTTCACTTTCTTCTAATTGCTCAGTCGCAAACTTGGACGGCAAGCCAGCTTTGGCCTTATTCCGCGCTGTAGGCGTCAAATGCTTAATCGAATCCTCGGAAAGAGTTGCAGCCTCTTCGACAACGAATCTGTTAAAGTTCGCTGCTGATTTGATGGAAGCTGGATTCCTAGCTAGACCCTTGAACTTGAACTCTCCGCCTGACTCGTGAAAGATGATGTTGTTCTGCGAGGTGAATCCACTAAAACCAAGTCGCTCTATTTCAGATTGAAGTAGTGAATGGACGGAATCTTCTAAGCTATTTTGGAATTCTCGCAGCTCATAAATCTTGTAGCCTAGGTCTTTCGCCAGCACCACATCAATTGATGCTTGAGTGAGTGACTTAGACGAGCCGCGACCACCGACAATGACAACAAAGCGCTTCTTGCTGGTCAGCGCTTTTTCCATTTTGGCAGAAATATAAACATCAGGAACGTGGTCAGATTTAATCCACTCAGCGCCGTCATGCTCTAGCGAGTACAGCAGACCATCTTTAGGGTCGACGATACCGAAAACTGTTTTATACGTGCGCTCAGCGGTCTTGATAACCACCTGCTGCTCTAACGATTTAAGCTTTGCGTCTGTGAGGCGCTTCATTCTTGCGGTTTCTTGTCGCTGTAGTCGTTGCGCTTAATTCTGCGATACCAAGCCCAAACAATGAAGCAACGCTCGACAATTAGTAGGATAAGCGCAATCGCTGAAAGCGTACTCATCCAAGGAAATGAAGCAAGACTGTCGATTGATGATGAAGCCCACTCTGGGAGCCAGTCGCGCACGTTATAAACCGCGCTTGCTCCACCTGTGGCTGTGATTATCTTATGCGTCGCGGTCGTTGTGTATTCCGGCACGCTCTCTAGTAGGTGATTTACTATCTGTTTCAGATTGCTTGTCATTTTTCATAATCTTCAGGACTCGGATATAACTATGATAGCCAAAACCGCCAACGATTAAAAGCAAAGCCAATGTTGTTAACAAGTCCGGCATCCTGTTTGCCTCCACCATTAAGGAGAATGGCCAGCGCGTATGCGTTGATTGCTGTTATCAGGTACGGCTGGATCCTGTCGAAACGTGTATCTAAATCAAAGTGATAGTAAATCGCTTGGTCGATTGAACCTAAAAAGTATACAACACCAAACAGCATAAAAGCTTGTCGAAAACTTGATAAAATTTTGATATTTGACTGTGCGAAGTAAAAATATAGCGTGGAGCAGATTAGAAATGCGTGAAAGTTTGTAGTTGTCACAGCTTGGATTGCTGTGTAAGTGATTAATGTTGCAAGCATCACTAGCGATTTGCCGTTAAGCAGTGCAACTAAGCACCACAAAACGGCAAGCATGACAGTGAAATTACTTACGGTTAGGTTTCCGATTTGCATTGTCAGGTTTCTTGTCTTTTGGTTTGGTATCTGTGCCGCTCATGTATCACTCCTTATTAGCTCAAATCGAGCCAGTTCAGTATATCTTGCGCGTGAGTGATAAGCAAAGCTGTCCATAGTGAGATGCAAGCCAGCATCAAACAGCAGATATAGCCGTACTCTCTGAAGCTCATCCATTTTCCATCTCTAAGTGTTACGTGAAGTGCAAAAATAATTGTCAGTGTTAGTGCGATTGGTAAAAGTTCCATTTCAAACCTCTGTATATAAAAGCACCGATACAGCGTAAACCATATCGGCGTCTTATGTGGTCTGACCTGTGCGCGACTCGTCCGTGAGATGCTCCGCACTACTACAAGATAACCTGTGAAGATAGCTCGAACCAAGTGAATTGAGTAAACACCGTATTCGCCGTAGTTGACGTGTTTTCTAGCTCAATCAGAAAAACAGAGTTTGGAGCTAAAAGCCTGAATGTATCGCTTGAATCCGTAGAACCTGAAACCCTGTTACCAATGCCTGATTGGCCGTACAGTGGAAGATAGGTTACCTCGTTTGCAAGTGTTGGCGTCGGAGCGGCTATTACATTGACGGTTGACGTTGATGGATACACTGTATCGCTTCGCAGGTTCTTTACAGGAATCACTGCGCCAATAGTACCGCCAGTGTACGCGCTGTACGTGCGATAAATCAGCGCCTCTTTGTTCATTATGATTTCACGCCCAAGCAGAACCACGTATTTATCAGGCGGACACTGAAAGCGAATGTATGCCTTTGCGGATGACGCAATGGATTGGTTGTAATATGCGTAGTAACCCAATCCGCGCTGTATTGCATCATCTCGATAGTTGAGCGCCTGAGTTGCAAGCCTGTCGATAGTGTTGCCGTAAAGTATTGCTCTTCCGCCGTATTTTGATGGAGATATAGAGTCGTACTGTGTGGATACTGCTATCTGGGCATTTCCGCCAATAGGGTAAGCAAAAGCCCCAGATGATGCAGCGTTGAACGTGAACCAATCGCCCTCGCCGGATTCAATCCCGCTCTGGTCTGATGGTAATGGAGATGATGCAGAGGATTTCAGTATTACTCTGCTTGATGACTGTATTTGTATGGACATTGACTGTCCTACAGGTATTCCTGCCAGCGAATAAATGTTATTCCACTGACCGCCGTTTAGTGTTAAGACAATCATTTTAAAGCCCTCATTGTTGAGTTAAGGGCTAGGGGTAAATTAGGCGCTAGGGAACGGAGAATCCTTTCTCCGTAGACTACCCCTAGCAGCCCTCTGATATGTTAGCGCGATTTAAGCATTTGCTCCAATTCTTCCAATCGCTTAACCAGCTCTGTCGATTCGCTGATGGCGATGGAGTCCTTAATCATGCCGATGAGCATTTGGCCAATGTCAGGCGGAATCTCTCCTGTCGATACTTTCTCAATCACCCGATGCGCGTTGTTTGATGCAGTATCTTCGCGGTCATAACTGAACTCAACCTTTTCCGCTGCTGGCTTTGAATCTGGCCATGCTTTTTTAATTAGCAGGTTAAGGCATGGTGCAGCGAGTGAGGCATTTTCCTCCGTTGGATAAAAGGCAGTCTGAGCCAAGAACTTAAACACTGCTTTTTCAACATTC